GCTTTCTCTTGGAATTCCTCGGAAAGCTCCTCACCTTCGAGAAGAGCGTTAACATCTTCGTCGATGTTGAACTCTTCTTCTACTTCTTCTTCTTCTTCGGCAGTATCTTCTTCTGAATCTTCACCACCTTCCTCACCTTCGAGGTCGGTCTCTTCCTCTTCGGTTTCCTCTTCAATTACTTCATCTTCAATCTCAGTCTCTTCTGCTTTCATTGCTTTTGCATTAACAATGTCTCTTACCTGAGCAAGAGTTGCAGATGGGTCTTTGAGTTTGGAGGAATCGTCATCTGGACGATAATTTTCGGGAGTAGGACCACCCAAATCTTCGTACTCGATGCCAGTTTGTGGCATTGGATCGGCAGGTGCAGCCCCTTTGGTTACTACGTTTTCCATTTCTTGTAAATTTCTACCAACGGACATTTTTGTTTAGATTCTTAGATAATCTATATTTATTTATAAATTAAAGATTTGAAAGAAATTCGTTGAATAAATTCAACTTATGCTCTTCAAGTCTTTTTTGATCTACGAGAGTGTTAATTCTCTTCTGAGTCTGTTCGGCAAGTTTTTGGCGAAGAATACCACCTTCCCAAACCCACTCCTTACCTTCCATAATTCCCTGAACAAATGCATCAGGAGCAGAAGGATCAGCAACAATATCAGCGGCAGTTGCAAGCATAAAATCTTCGCCAACAATTTTATGACCTTCGTTGGTCATCTTTAATGAACCAACACCACGAGAAGAAACGCCAAGACATACACCTTCACCAATGAGAGATTTTGCAATCTTACCCATTGGAGTTTCAAGAAGTTGTGCTTTACCTCTAAAATTAGTTCCCTCGGAAGTAAGAGAAACAATTTTATGAGAAACGCGATCAAGATTGACGGTAGGACCATCAGGATGACCGAGTTCTCCGAGAGCACGACCTTTATCGATGAATGATTCGGTATATCTCTTTACCTCACGGGAAAGAGTTTCCATAGGATACATTCTTCCATTACGATTGCAGATATCACCTTGAAGGAAAACACCTTCAATATACATTTTCTTTTGTGATCCTTTGCCTTCGGTAATGAATTCTACCTTTTGAATTTCTTCTGTGATGAGTTTCATTTTTTTAGTTTGTAAATCCTACTTTTGCTCCCAAAACAGCAGCATTTGCTGCATATACACAATGTGATGGTAATTTTTCTAAGAGTTCAGTTTGTAATCTAGGTAATGTAAATGATCCAATAACAGTTCCACCTTGTGTTTCAACTACTGTAATTAGATATTCTGTGGACGGTGCAGTATTAACTAGACGAACAACTGTTGCTGCACTAAAACTAGTTGCTGCTCCAGTTGTTGTTGGAAGTGCTGCTTCTGCTCCAAGAACTTTAATTCTATTGGCCATTATTCTTGATCCTCTGTTTCTTCTACTTCAGATTCGCCAAACATAGACGATGCTACGTAGGGCTTTGCGAGTTCAACTCTCTCTGCTGCTTTTGAATAAAGAATATCGTGAATTTTGTCACGAACATCCGATGCAGACGCATCAGTTGCGATCAAGTCGATAAGATCTTCCATAAAATTAATTTATTAATTATAAATTTATTTATATCTCAGCCTTTTTAGCATCTTTTTGCATTTGGGCATCAGTTACACTTGCTTGTGCATCTAGACTTGGTTCAGTCGGAACTTCACCCATTCCCATTGCATCTTGACCCATTCCTGCCATACCATTTCCTTCACCAGGTTGAGGCAATGGTGCTCCCGTAATTGGATCTACCATTGAAGGATCTGGAAGAATTCCTTTCTGAATTTCATCTTCAATCTGCTCATCAATCTCAATAATTTCCGAATCAGTCTGGCGAAGAATTTTTTTCCTTACATATTCCGTTGAGAAATATTTTCCAATATAAGGTTCAATCGTTGCAAGTGTTCCTAAACGACCATTAAGAAGTTCTGATTCTTTGAGTTCTGCAAATTGATTATCATACAAGAAATCATATTGAATATGATCTGCCATTACATCCCAATCTTCTGGACTGACGATGTTTTTGAGAATCAATTGAGTTTTCAACATATCATTGAACATTTGAGCAAATCTCTTTCTCAAACGACCAACAAACTTTGCGAATTTGAGTTCGTCCCTTAAAATTTCTGATGAACGACCTAGATTGAATCCATCTCCACCTCCCGCAATTCTAGATTCAGGAACACCAAGTGCTCTATAAAGTTTTTTCTGAAAATATTCAATATCTGCGAGTTCGCCAAGATTCTGACCACCTGGAAGAGTTGTGATCTCTGTGCCACGACCACCTTCTCTTCTTGGAAGCCAAAAATCTTCCATCATACTCATAAACTTGCGATCGTCACGAACTTCTCCAGTTGCGGCATCATAAACAAGTTTATTTCTGTAACGAGACATAACCTCTTTGAGGTATTGCTCTGCTTTTACTTTTGGAAGATTGCCAACATCAATATAAAAAATTCTTCTTTCAGGTGCTCTTGATAATCTGTAAATAACAAGAGAGTCTTCAATCATTCTTAACTGATTGAGTGCCTTAATTGCCTTATGGAGATAAGAAAGAACAGTGTTCTTATTTCTATCTACAAGACCAGAAGTGCAGTATACTACAGAATCTTTTGCAATCTTGACAGATTTTGCTGCACCACCAGCACCAGAAATCATTCCAGTTGGATAGTTTGGTGTTGGTGTATATAAGAAATATTCTTCAAATTCTGGACTATGGGGTAAAGAATTTTCAGTATTTCTATTATTTACTCTTGCATACGGATCTTTATTATTCTTTTTCTCTTGACGAATATATCTCATCTTCATAGGATCAATATATCTTAAATCCTGAATACCTGCCTGAGGATTTTTAAGATCAATGACCTTTAAGTAATAAACTCTTCCATCAACATACCAATTTCTAAAAATTTCATGGCACTTTCTATCAAAGTCCATGATTTCTTTAAGATATCTAAACTCTTCTCTTATTTTCTTTTTGAGAGATTCACTAGCGTTTAAATTTGAAAGTTCAATCTCTACGGGAGAATCGTAGAGATCGCTAACTAGTGCTTCATTGACAACATCTTCAATGGCACCATCACATTCTGGGTGAAGTGCCATTTCTCTGTATCTTTTAATTAAATCATGTTCTGTTCGATAAACTCCTTCAATATCAATGTATTGACCATAGAATCCACTAGCAATATAATTATCAACCCCGTCCTCATTGGTTTGAGGTACGGGGGATACTATTGAAGGAGATTGGTTTTTATTATCATCAATAGAAAAACCAAAAAGTTTTGCCATAGTATAATCTTTTGACTCTTTATTCTATTATTTAGTTGATGTCTTCACCACCAGCATTTGTGCCAGTGCCTTTAATTGCTTCCCACCATTGAACTTGCAATTCAACAGTAAATTCTTCAATACCCTGAGAATCATACGAAAGTTCAATAGGTGCAACCTGTGTTGGGAACACATCATAAAAACGATAGGATCTGAGGGTAGATCCATCACGGTCTAATTGATAAACATATGCATCAGACTGATAATCTGCTGGGTTTGTAAGACCAGTATTATCGGAAACTCTATTAATTGTATTCATCCAATTTTCAAATGCGGATCTAATTGAGAAATCCGTATCATTAATAACAGTAACAGTCCAAGAATCAAATGTTCTGTCGCCTGCTACTTTCAAAACTCTTCCTCTAAAAGGAACTTCGATTTGGGCAACGTTAGATGCTGGTAAGTTTGCACCTTTTACTAAAAATCTTGATTTATCAAGAACATCGGTACTTGGTTGTGCAGCATCTGGAAAAGTAAGAACAACTTCAAAGAGATTGGCACGAGCACCACCACCAGTAAGCTTACTCTTGAAGTCGGTAATTTTTCTTAGTGGGGGTGGATTAATTTGATTTCTAGCTGGCATGGTTTTTAACCTCTAGTGAATTAAACGGAACCGATTACTTCTTCAAAAGCAACACCAGTTCTGGTGGCAACAAAAGTTAGACCGATGAAGTTGATCGATCTTGCTGGTTTAATGTAGATGTCTGCAACAAATTCATTGGCATCAATAACTGCTGCTGTGTTATTTGTTTCATCACAAATAACAACGTAATCAAAAATACCTCTCTTAGACTGAACATCGCGGAGGAATGGTTCAACAATATTTACAAAGTTTGTTCTTGTAATTTCATCATTGAACTCAAACAAGATGTCTTTCGCAGCAGCAGAAATTGCATCTTCGAGGTAGATGAAAAGTCTGCGAACATTAATTCTATCAAACGCCGAGGATTTTCCAAATGCAGTTTTATCTCCGAAGAGAATAATTCCAGCACCAGGAGAGAAGATAACGGAATTAATTCTGTTCGAATACAGAATATCTCTCTGTCTCTTTCCTGGATTATATGCTAGTTTAACCGCATTCAAAATTGATCCTCTTGAAGTTCCTGCTGGAGAGAACCATGGGAACTGTTGAATATCAGTTCTTGCACAAGTACCAGCAATGTCACCATTAAGGGGAACGTATCTAAATGTGTCATTAAACCTATCATACATGTACTTATAACCACTATCAAAAATTCCATAAGTTGATGATGCAACTGGTGCGTAAAAACTTACAATATTGTCAGTGATTGTATCAATATTATTTACAGTTACTGTTCCAACAGAAGAATCATTTAAGAATGCTTGTCTGTATGGTGAAATAAATGCAATCGAATCTTTTCTTGCCTCAGCAACAGAAATAACTTTATTTGCAAGTGCTTGTGCCTGCTCTTTGGGATAATTTGCAGATCCCATCAAAATAAAGTCAACTTCATATTCTTCGGTATTTTCAAAGATTGTATATCCACTGACGATATCATCTAGACCTGAATAAAGTGCTCCTGATGTTGTCAGATCAGTTTTTCCTCCATAATTTTTTCCACCAGCAAGAGTATAGGTATTTGATCCGGATCCAGCAAAAATTACATTTGCAGCATCCTGATCCCAACCAGTATCAGTATTTAATTCAAATTGTGCAGAACCATTTCCACTAAATCCTGTTGTAACAACACCAACTGGTTGTGATCCACCAAATACATATTTTGAATTTGTTTCAAGATATTTTCTCCAATAAGAAGGACTTCCTACGGAGTACTCTGCATCAGTTGCTTTTGAAAGATTCAGATGCTTTTCAAGGATGCTTCCAGCATTTCCAGTAATTGTTCCGAGATCATCAATTACAATAACATGAACTTCATCAAATCTACCACCTCTTCCAGCAACAAATGAAGAAGTTGATGGTCTATTTGAAATAGAGTCCCACTCAATAGTGCCTACACTAAGAGTAATACTTTGCTGTTCGAACCAATCTAATTCGCCAGAATAGGATCTTGATGTGAAAGCAGATCCAACACCATTTGTGTGAATTGCAACTGCTCCAGTTTGTGGCAGTGCATAAACTCCATTTTGTTGATAGTCAACTGTGGTTTCAGTTCCAGCAGCTGAAACTACACTTACCAGTTTGGTTGAGATTTGAGAAGTTCCAATTTCGGTAATAACACCTTTATAATATCCACCAAGAAGTGAAGTCGATCCTACACCTGGGAGGGTTGTTCCAGCTGGAACGGAAACAGTAAATCCATAACCAACTTGAATATTGGTGGTAGTAATACCAGTTAGGATTTGATCGGCTTTGGCATCAATTAATGCAACTTTGATACCATTTGCCCAAGTTCCAGGATTTTTTGCAGCAAAAGTTATATTTGGAATGATGTTTTCATCATATCCAAGTTGAACATAATGATCTTCACTTTTAATTTTAACACTAGAACCTGCACCGACAAAAGAATTTGTTAGACCAGAATCATCTGCTCTAGAAACTCTCAGTACACCACCATACGCAAGATATGAGGATGCTACCATCCAATGCTCATAATGCTTATCGGTGGAATATGGTTGTCCAAAAGTTTGGTAGAGATCATTTTCATTCTCTACTAACTGAGGTAGGTCAACAGGTCCCTTTGCAAAAGGAGCTACCAATGCTGCAACTGATCCAGAGACTGGATCAACTCTACCAATAGTTAAGTCAACCTCTCTTACTACAATTCCAGGAGATGCTAAATTTAGAGGCATCTTAATTCTCCGTACTATCCAGAATTAATCTAAAAATATTTATGAAAAAGCCTATTTTCATTGGGGAAACAATGCGTGAACATTACTACCAGTCAGGATATTCCCAGTTTATGTGTCCAACTCCACATCCTCTTTTATCTTTAATTCTTTTTTTAGTGCAATCTTTGCATTCATATGAGTATGCTGATGGGAAAATACCTCTTCCTTTTCTAGTAAGATAAAAGTCATCTATGAGACTTTTAGTTCTTTTGCAGACTCTGCATTGTCTTTCTAAAAAGAGTAAATGTTGTGTATTAAGTTGATCTTCTATGTCAGCATCAAAATCCATCAACGATAATCCCACATATAAGATCTATCGCCGTATTCGTCTAAATTCCAAACCTCGAGGTTACTATTTTTTGATGTAGTAGACATCCATCTGTCTCCTGTTTTTTCATCTATAAAAATTTCATCATCTAGTCCATCCAGAATAAATCCAAATGGTGCCATATCCTGCTCAATCTGATTTTTTTGCTCTTCATAGATTCTCTTGCGAACATCATTGTCCGTCATTTCCTTGAAGTAGTCTTGTGCAACTAACCAAGAGAATATAACAAGACACATTGCCAAGTCATCATTACATCCTTCTTCTGCTTCAAAAGAATTATGCCTCTGTGCAAATGTTGTAAGTTCTGATATAATGTCATAATCAACAGTCAGTAACTTATCATCTTCTAATAGGGTTTTTAAGTTAGAGCATCCCAACTTTTTCACAGCGGAAGTCATTCTCACTCCCAATTGTGACTTCTTTCCACTAAATCCAGATCCCACAATTTGACCCGCACGCCCCCTCATAGCACACATTAGAACATTATCATACTCAAGATCAAAGTGAAGGATACTTGCAACTTGATCGCCAATATCATTGACCTCAATTAATAACCAAGCATCATTGTATGCTTTTGCAACTTCATGAATGATGCTAGGAAATAGCATCGGTTTAATTTCATTATTTCTATATTTCGCAACAACTTTATATGGAAACTGGGTAATATCGAAAACAATAAATGCTGAGTAATCATTGCCCAATCCGCGAGCAACGTCAACTGTGATCAGATAATTATTTTCCTCTATCGGATTTTGATAAATGTCTAATCCAGCATTTCTCTTTATAGGATCTTCATAGACAAGATTTCTGAGTTTTGATGGATTGATTAGGGTATTAACCGAACCTAAAAATTCACATTCAAACTCAACTTTGAATTGTTGTTCGGAAGTGTTGGAAATTGTCTGTTCTTTCCACGCTTCGTCTCTTCCAGGAACTTCCGACCAGTGAACATCAGTAGGAACATATTCGTTCTTTCCACGCTCAGAGTCGTGCCACATACGGTAGAAGTGATTCATACCGCGTGGCGTTGAAACGATGATTACCTTCGTGCTTTGGCCAGAAGAAATAGTAGGATAAACAGAGGCAAAGAAGTCATCAGCAATGTGATTTGGAATGAACGCGAATTCGTCCAAAAAGATGACATTATAGGATCCGCCTCTGACAGCAGATGAAGAAGTAGAGTTTGATGAAATTTTTGACCCATTTTCTAGTTCCAGAGAACCCTTGTTCCAAGATATAATACCTTGTTGCATCCACTTGGGTAAGTTTTCATAAGCAAGTTGTAATCTTCCAAGTAGGTCCCTTGCAGTAGATGCTTTGTTCGCTAGGATAGCTATATTAACGTTGTCGTTGAATACTGCATAATGTAACAAATATGAAACACAAGTTGTAGATTTACCTGTCTGACGAGGCATCTTGCAGATGTTAAATCTGTTCTTGTGGAAGTTTTCAATCAACTTCTCTTGAAATGGGTACATCTCAAAAGGAACAAGACCGTGATCAAGAGACACGATCTTAATATAATTTCTTGCAAAATATACAGGATCTTCTTTACACTTTAAGAACTCAATGATTTGTTCTTCTGTAAATTCAATCTGCGTATTTGCCTTCTTAAGGTTTGGATTACCAAGATAAACTTCACTCATAATTAATTACCTCTGTTCAATCCAGTTCAGAACCGCAAGTGCTGCTTTGTTAGTATTGGGACTAGCACAAGCAAGAGTATAAGTATCACTAATTGTTCCAATACCACTTCTACCTAATTGGAGTGCTGCCTTATCATCAATATTAATCAATGCTGCACCACCACCAACAACAAATCCATTCAATAAAGTAGTTCCACCAGTCGTTGCAGTTTGAGTAATATTATATTGCATAAAAGAGTTTGGATCTGGATGGTCTACCCAAGTTCCACCTGTATTTGTTGCATTCTCAAGAAGTTTCCAATAGACATTTGTATTATCATTCGTTGCTGCTTGCAATGACCTCAAAAGCATCACCGCAGATAGTTGATTAGACTTTAAACGAATACTTACAATTGGATAAAATGTGTTTGCAGCAGTCATTGTTGTCCCTGTAATGGGATTTGCGATACTTACAAGTGTTCCAAGTTTTTCTGGTTCTCCTTCCTGAATAAGAGAATTGGAACCTTGATAGATGTAATGAGTTCCTGCAACACCTGTTACATTTTCTATTTCAACTCTGATTGGTAAAAATGGAGTAGAACACCAAACTTTATCATTAGTATTTGAGTTATCAAAAGTATGACTATGAATGGTTTCATTCTTCATCAACCAATTGAACTGAACGATACCCGCACCATACCATTCATAGTTGATGGAAATCATCTGTTGTTTTGTTGCGTCAGCAGTCACTCCTGTGTACCCATTACCATCAAACTTTTCACCATTCCAATCTTCTCTGGTTACTCTTCTTTCTGTAACAATTCCTGATGTGCTGCTGCGAATTACATATGAATATGTTCCTCCATCATCCTCAAAGTAGGCACCATTATAATCGTCAAACAATCCAAATCTTCTACGAATACCGACTTGTGGGGTATCAAGACGAATTGCAAATGCGAGAGTTGCACCTCTGCCAGGAATGTATCTCATTACCTGTTTGGTTTGACGAATGACTTTACTTCCAGCAGTAGAACCAACTTCCATTATGATATTGCTTGATGCTACATTATGAGTTGCAGTTCCAACTCCAACTACTCTCTCATCCCATACATCAGTCTCTTTGCCATACTGGAAAGTGTTGAAGAAGACTGTTTGGAATGGGGCAATTTTTAGACGATTGTTATTAGTAAATTGAGGTCTCCAGTCCGTCTGGTTTCCCCAATGATCTGCGATATTAAAAACCTCAAAGAGACTTCTTTCTTGATCTAGAAAGTCCTGGGTTTTCTTATTCCACTGAGCCATTAATCACTCCACGATAATCTTTCTGGTCTATACCTTTGCGAACTTTTAATATTTAAAGAACTTGATATTGTAGGATAAATGTTATGAACAACAGCACCAGGATATTTTCCTTGAAGTTGTTCTGCTAATTCATTCTTAGAAAGCATAGATCCTTCTATTTCCAATCTATATATCTTTCCCTCCCAAACTACATCGGCAACGTAAGATTCTTTTGATTGTTCTGGTTGAGAACCACCTACATTGAGAGTTCCGTTAAAATCCCCATTAATAGTGATACTTTCTGATAGAAACTGTTGAAAACTTTTCATTAGTTGCACCTCCAACGACGTAGTGCTTTGTTAATTCTCGAATCTGGATCCCTTGCAGTTTTTGTAGAAGTCAGTTTAGACTTCATCCCCTTCATACGTCGGCAGAAGTTAGCACGACGCTTTGCTCTTTTACCTTTTGGTTTCTTTTCAGTTACCGCAGTTTGAAGTTTTGAACCTGGATTCTCACGACGATAAGCATTTACTGCTTTTTGGCTTAATCCATCAGTCTTATCTTGACGATTAACTTTCTGCCAGTCTTCATTTAATCCGAGTTCACTTCTCCAATCAGAAAATCCTTCTGATTTAGTTCCCCAACTATCTGCCCCAACTTTACGACACTTAACTAATGCACCAGATGCATATGCACTTGGCCAAACTTTATATCGTGACTTTACTTTATGATAGCAAGCATCCTTTTTCTCTTGAAGAGATCCTTCTAAACATTCGCAAGGATCATATCCACAAACAGGACAAACTTCTTCTTTTACGCAACGATTATAAGTTTTTCCAAAGAGTGTTTGAGTTCCTGCTTTCTTATATCCTTTCCAGCATTTTTTGCCTGCTTCATCAATGACTTCACCTTGCAATTCATAAGAATTCATCTGATTGATGGTATCTCTTTTTTGCTTTAACTTATCAACTAAAGTTCCAGATCCAGTTGCTGGCGCATCAATTGCTTTATCAACAGCAGGTTTCGCAAATTTTTTCAAGAGATATGGAATAAATGCTGCTCCTGCACCAAGAGCAACTTTTCCCCACAATTCATCGAGTTGTTGACCTTGTGGTTCAAAATGTGCTTTATCAACATTTGCCGATTTTTTAGGAGTTGATGGAATAATTTTTTCTCCTTTTGGTATTAATCTTTGGAGAAGTTTATCTGGACCTCCATACTTTGTAGCATCAACTTGTTCAGCAGTTACAAAATTTGCTTTTCCACTTCTATTTGGATTTGGATCTTCTTTACGTTTTTTTGCTGCTCTTCTATTTCTTTCTTCTTTACTCATCGATGCTCTATCATCGGCATCCCGACAGAATGGTTTGGTCTTCTGTCCAGGTTGCTTGGCGCAAGGTTTTCCATCATACTCACCACCTGCCTGAACCCATCCGCCACCTTTGAACCAATCCTTTAAAGAATAACCAGGATCCTTTGCAGATTTACCATCTCTCTTTCCTTCCAATATCTCTACTTCTTCTTTATTCATTTCACCACTATCAACATAATCTGCTGCTGAATCAATATAGTCTGCCGCCTTTGTGATTTTTGATTGAACCCAAGCCTCAATCTCACCTTCACCCTTCTTCATTTTTTTCTGAAGTCTTTTTGCACCATTAACAATGGTAGAGAGTTCTGAACGAGCCATTGAATACTCGTGATCAGACACTTTTGATTCCTTTGTAAGTGCCGCAGACTTTTCGTTCGGAATAGTTGTTCCTTGTCTTATAAGGCGTATCTTTTCTTGTCTTCGAGATTGTTTGAGACCTTGGGGACCAACATTAAAACTCATCTGTTCATTTGCAGGATGAACAGATGCAACCGAATACTTATCCCACATTGTAGGTCCATAAGAACATTCGGTTCTTGCCTCCATTTTTCTACAAAGTTTGCAGTATTTCATTTCAACACCTTCAAATGCTGAACCTCTTTTTGTATGCAACATTTCACCCTTTTGCTTAGCAATTAATTTAAGAGATCTTTTTTGTGCTTCACCAGGAGCACTCATAACATTTTCATCAGGTGTTTTTCTACTAACAGCATCGTAGATATCAATATCACCATCAGCATCACGATCTAGATACTGAACAGTTGCATGATGAACTAATTGCTTCAGATCCACATTAGGATCTAAAACGTGTTGACTGCCTTTTAGATGGGGAGTTTTGTGTGTAAATTTGGAGAACTTAATCTTCTTTACACTTTGCACATCTTCGTTAAATGGTGACATTGATTTTGTCTCTTCGCCTCTTTGTCTTTTCTTTCTGGCAGCACAATGTGCTTTTTGAGAAAAACCCTTTGGATTTTTACAGTCTATTGATTTTTTGTAATCCTTAGACCAACTCATACACCAGAAAAGTTTACTCTTTATTATTTAGAAAACCTTGTTTCAGGAGTTTAGACAGTTCTGATGTTGAACCAACAAACACTGCGTTATTAGTAACATTGTTTGGTGTTTTTACCACATCTTCTTCAACATCTTTGAGTTTCTTTTGTAAATCAATAAGTTTATCGGTTACATCTCCAACACTTTTAATTAATTGACCTGCAACTTCATATGCTCTTGGTTGATCACTTTCAGCGGCAAGTTCCATTATTCCATTAATTGCCTCTTGCCCTTTTTCTATAAGAGAATATAAGTTTGCTCTTGTATATTCATAATCTTTTCTGATATCTCCATCGCTAGAAGTTTCTACCTTGACAATGGGAGTTTCCTTTTCTACGTTAACGATTTCACTTTTAATATTTAAAGCGTTATCGATGCTCTCATAATTTTCTGACATAATTATCAAATATCTATTTTGCGTGTTGGACTAAATTCTCGTGAATCGTCGATAAATTCCCAATTCTCATTAAACCCAAAATCATCATCTGGATTTGCATCATATGGATCTGGAGTGACAGTGTATCTTACTTCACGCTTAGCATTTGCAACTTCTGTATTTGTATACAAATCAACCTGAACCTTACGAATAAGACCCTCTGAACTTTCTGCAATAGGACCAAATAGATATGTTTTTGCAGTAAAGCTCAACGTATAAATTAAAGCCCTTCTTGTCGAAAAATCTCCCTCATAATCATCTTGGAATGATATATTCTCTAAGACCATAGGGATATCTCTTTTCTCACCAATAGAATCTACTAAATCAATAGTCAGGTTAAAAGATGGTTGAAAATATGGTAAAATTTGCTCAATAATTTGTAGAGCATCATCATTTAATTTAGTTAAGATATTGAGTTCAAATCCAATATTATAAGGAACTGGCATAAAAACTTTTTTTATGTTACCACCATCATCACAAGTTTTAAATGTCTGAACAACGCTTGATTTTCTTGATGGATCATATTGAATAGAAGTCATTTCAAACGACATTCTAGGTAGAGATATTTGAGTCGCCTTATTTAATTCTGGTTGTTGACGAATTCTTGCAAGAAATTTTTGTCTTGGACCATATGCAATAGGAACACGCATATCACTTATATTATTGCCATTTTGATCACTATGGCGTATATGAATTTGATTAAAAATAGTTCCGAAAGAAATAATAGTCTTTCTTATTATTTCGTGATAATAATATGTTCCTAACATTAATAAGTACCAAATGGATTTGATTCTGTAAAATCTAAGATGAGATCCGCTTCTTCTTCAATCTCATCATTTTGACTATATTTATCATAAGTATCCATTTGCTCAAAACCTTTAACCGTATATAATGCTCCTGATTCTGTTCCTATAATTGTTTCTCCTGGTAAGAATGTAATCTGAGTTGCACCTATACCAACATTGGAAATCTTAAGAATCTTTGTATCACTATCCCAACTCTTAACTCTTGCCCTTATCTGAGATCTAGATCCTCTAATAATTTCATTAAATAGATAAGTTCCAACACCTGTAAGAGTTTCTGGATTGGAAATTACTACTGTTGGGTTTATTGTGTATCCTATTCCTGGATTTGAAATGTATATTGCTTTTACGGAAACATCAGATCCAGTTAGTCCAATTGAAGAAATTCCAACAGCAGTTTGTCCAACTCCACTAATAGAAAGTTCTCCGGGAGCAGATACTGTGACGATCGGTGCTGTTCCATATCCGACACCACCGTCTATCATAGTAAATCTTATCAAACCTTTATATGTTGTTTCAATAGAGCACGTTGCAGCTGCTCCCGCTCCTCCACCTCCTGAGATTGTTATTATTGGAGGAATTGTATATCCAGCACCTGCATTAGTTAGATAAATTCTTTCTACTGAACGAACTCCACCTCTAACAGTTGTTATGGCGACGGCAGTTGCATTATCGCCAGTTTGACCAGTTGGTGATGTTGATATTGCTACAACTGGATTTGATGTATATCCATATCCATCATTATTAAGAAAAATTTGTCTTATATAACCAGTATCAATTGTAGCAGAAGCAGTTGCAGTTCTTCCAACTCCAATCAATCTTAGAGTAGTTATATATCCTTCTTCCTGAACCTGAGAATCTATTTCTTCGACAGAAGTGTCAATAACTTCATCTTCATATTCGAATAATTCACATTTTAATTCATAAACGTAATTTTTACCTAATTGATAAAATGGATTTTCATGCTCTACAAACTTAACTTCAAATAAACGTTGACCAAGTGGAAAATAAATTAAATCTCCTTCTCTTGGGCGAGTTGATAGTACAATTTCACCTTCTCCAGTACCATCATCTAGTGCTCCCATAAATGGAGCAATGAAATCTTCAAATCTTTCTTTTGATATTGTAATTAATAATTCATCTCTCAAACTCATTCCAAACTTTGTAAGAATATCACCGGCACCAGAATATCCATCGTAAGTGTTTACATATGCCTCAATGGAGAAGTTATCATCAAATCTAGATGATTGGACTTCTTCTAAAATAGATTTTCTATTTACAAATTTTCTAGGAATATAAACAACCTCAACACCATACATCCTAAGATGTTCATTAATTAAATCTTGAATCAACCTTTGTTCGGATGATGTTCCTTGTAGAAAAAATGGATTAAGTGCCATTATCCGATAAAGTCGTATGGTGGAAGTTCATAATCCATAGACATTCTCTTAGTTATTTCATCCAACTCTCTTTCAGCATCTTCATATATTTCTCTACCATTAAATTCAATTCCACCAGGTAATTTAACTCCCCTAAATTTAATTAAATTCTGTCCCCACTGCCTCTTAATTAATGCTGTCAAATATCTTTTTAGGAAACTATCATTATATACATTAGTAAATTCTGATGGATTCAAAATTCTATAACAATCCAAAACTAAGTAATTTCCCGCAGACTGTGCTCCCCAATCAATATCAAGATATAACCTATTTTGTCTCTTATTAAATCTAACTTGCTTATCAGTTGTTAGCAAAAAGTCAATATCTTCAAGGTAACTTTTTACCATAGAATATTGTAAAAGTTCTACGGAATTGAAATAATAAAGATCATTTAAGAATAACTGATACTTGATACTAAACATACCACCAGAAATGGAACTAGTATCAAACTTAAATACTTTTTCAACTCCAATGACTGAATCTGGAACTTGTATATAATTAGAGGTTTCGTAAAAACTAAAAGTAGTAGCAGTTCCTACAATACGCGATGTTCCAGTTGTTGTAACAATACCAACACCATTACTTCCTTTTGCTGACCCTCTATCAATATCTGCTTGGGTTATTTGATACTTCAAATACATCCTTTCAACGCCATCAAAGTGGCGCTCATTGAAGTATTGAAGGGCATCGTCAACTAAATCATCTATTTGATCATCATCAACGTTAATTTCCAGCACAGGCGCTCCTAGACGCCTTAGACAGTAATCAATCAGTTCTTGCCTACTTGCTGGTTTTGCCATTTTCGTTATGCTTCAGGTTTTTTAGACTTTTTCAATTCATCATATTTGTTTTGTAAATCAAGGTTTACTGCTAGAAGCTCATTTTTTTCTTTGGCAAAATCATCTGATAATGTTTGCAATTTTGCTTCTAGCAATATATTTTGGTTTGTTAGTGCTGATAATTTTTGATTATATAAACGCACTAAAATATTAATATCGACTTCACTTTCGTTTGACATATTTTAGAATGTTCCTCCGTCAAGGGTTGATGTCCAATGTGGTTTATTATTATATATTGTCGAAACTGAAGAAGGAATTACAGATAGATTTTGTATTGATCCATTATCACCTTCTTTTCTAATGTTGTAAGTATTGACAAATGTTCCCTCAACACCAATTAAACTTAATGTGGTAACTGTTCCACCAGTTTCAACAATACCATAAGCATTGCTTGTATCTTGTCTAATAATATCTCCTGCGGTTACAGTAACAGAAGAAGGTAATGCCAAAGTAACCTTTGTAATAGCAGTTAGAATCTGCTTTGAAGTAATAACAGGGGATGCTGGATTATTTGTCGAAGTTTGTAATCCATCAGCATCAAAATATACAACACCGTGAGTATTGAAGTCGCCAGTTTGATAGTAAATACCTTTAATATCAAGGTATCCTCTGGTTCCAGTTACTACACTATTGGTGATAGTTGCATCTGGAATATATGTCCAAGATCTTGCAGTGGCGGCACTTCCTACATTATTTTGGTCAGTATATCCAAAGAATCCAATTTTGTTATTTGCAGTTCCAGTACTTGTATTATAATTAAATGCAACACCACGGTCAGTGTTAGTATCGTATGCGTGGGTGATTGTTAATTGAGTTGTAGTTGAAATTCCAGGAGCAATAGTTGCATCTGTTAAAGTTATAATTTTATTAACAGTATCATAAGCAGTTACTGTGTTTACTCCGGATACTGAAAGTGCAGCATTTCCACTAACTACGTCACCAGTATTGATTCCTGTAACGGAATCTAATCTAATCGTACTTACACCAGCAACGACGGTTGTCATTACTGTTCTTGTGCTTGTTACGTCACCAAGAACAATAATAGGATCATTTAGATCAACAGTTGTAGAATTTACAGATGTTGTAGTTCCATCTACCTGTAAATTTCCTTTTACAATAACAGTTCCTTCATTACTTAATCCATCTGGATAAGGATCTAAGTATAATTCGTTACCAGAAATAGTTGAAATTACATTATCTTTAATTTTAACCTGATCAAATGTTGAATGTCCGGTAACACTTATTGATCCACCAACATTCAGATTCTTTTCAATTCCAACTCCACCTTCAACTACAAGAGCGCCATTATCTTTTGTAGTTGATTCAGTTACATCTCCAATATTGATTGCTACACCATCAGCAAATGCCCAATCTGCACCTTCAATTTCAAACCTATTATCGGTCGCTTCATCATAGCGAAGTTTTACATCTTTATCATTTCCAAATGCAAGATAGGTATCATCAACAATGTTAACTTCACCAGTTCCATTAGGATCTAATACAATATCACCATCAGTATTTGTTGATGATAAAGTATTTGAATCAAGTCTTAGATTGTCAACATTCCACTGATCTACTTTTCTATTGCTATCTAGAATAGCAACAATACCGCCGTCAGTATTTCTTGTATTTGAGACACCAGCAATAGTTCCTGGCTGGTGCTCCATCATGGATGCATAGTAATATCCACCAACTGGGTTTACGTTATTACCATCATCGCCTACAAAAATTCTATCTTTGTATTGGTTAAGTCCACCGTAACTACCAATACCAGTTACGTATGCTAACTCACCCCAATTTAGACTAGAAGGTTTATTAGTACCTGAGGATCTTTTGATCCTGATAATACTTGCCATTTAGAAATTTCCCCCGTTGATGTCTAAATTCTGTGTTGCCCCTGGTGTAAGGGTTAGTGTAGCGTCCCATTTTCTAGTAGCACCATTATAAACAAGAACCATACCATCAAGTAAATTTGTGGCATTAACATCACTCAATTCAGACAAAGAAAGACCTTGAGCACCAGCAAGTGAAGATATAACTTTTACTGCAGGTTGTTGTCCTACTCTGACCTTAATTTCTGCCATTTATAAACAGTTCAGGATCTAAAATATATTTATACTTCATTGAATCCAAACGGTTCAATGGAAGATCCGAATGATGAAATAACCTCTTGTTGTTTAAAATAAAGTTTTATATAAGATTTTGCAATATTTCTCAAAGTATCAACACAATCGATATTGTCGATTTCTGATGCTGCTTTATAATACTCAAAACTTTTGCTCAGGTTTTCTAAGTTAATTTTATCTGGATCCATTGATAAGTTCCTTCAGTAGAGATTTAATTTCATCAATATCTTTTTTCATTTCTTCAATTTCATTCTTCTCTCTTTGCTTAATGTCTTTCATTCTCATATAGTTTGCGTATGCCGATCTATCTTTATTTAAGATAGCGCCGGTATTTTTATCTCTGAAAAGATTGTTATGCCCTTCAACGGGTATTAAATTAAGGTCATCCATATTACGCAAGTGCAACACATCTAAAATCTTTTAGTTTTACAGGAGTTGATTCATTTGTTGAAGACATTACAATTTTAATAGAAAATCCATTGAACTGATCTAAATTATTGGCGGTAAACTGATACTCTGAGAATGAATCTGGAGTATCTGGTGTCACAAAAGCATCTGCTCTTCCACTATTTTTATTTTGATCAATAACTAAATCGCCATATCCATCACCATCAGTATCTATTAAATTATCATATCCTGGGAATGGTATATAACTTTGTGGAACATCACTAGAATCTGCCTTGAAAAGTCTGTAGAAAACTCTAAAATCTGCCTCAGGCTGTCTATTTGCAGCAACTAGAACACGTAAACTTGTTGCTGGTTGTGCAAGAGAAATAATCTGAGTTACAAAAACAGAACCATGTGGATCTCCATTTATTTTATTAGATCTCGAATCAAGTACATAATCATTAATTGGATTATTTGATCTATTTCTACCAAGAACAAAAGTGGCATTTTGAATATCCATTACAGGGGAAAGGTTTGGATCCTCTGTTGAAAAATCAACTTTTAATGTTAGAGATTTATTTAACGGTAAAGTTGTCAATCTAGTAATTTCATTTATTCTTGATGCAACCATTCTTGGTGTTGGGAACTGAGAAACCGTATTCAGTTGAATTGGATCATAACCAAGATCTAGGAATGAAGTTTCATTTCCACCAGCACTTGTTCCAGATATAGTTCTGATTTGTGCGGATGATGCTGTTCCCTTCCCTGGGGTGATAATATTAAACATTGGTTCAATAGTACTAAATTGATGATTCTGAGATATTCCAACACTATTTTCACCAAAACCTTTTTGAGACTCAAAGTTTAGCATCGATCCACCAGAACTTCTATTAGTAGGTGATGACCTATCAAATTCTAAGAAGTAATTATCTAGATTTGAATTTTCTGATGTATAATATGTTGTTGGAATATTATGAGTTGTGTTAATTCTCATCAAAGAAACACCATCAACTTCATATGGTTGAATAAAGTCTCCAGTAGAGTGTGAAGTTTTAACACTTCCATTTAATGCTCTGGAATCAATAGTAAGAGTTCCAGCATTCCCAGAAACCTGAGTTATATTACTATAAGATACTACTTCGTTACGTATTAATGCATACCCACGACTAGTTGTTATTCCCTCAAATGTTGCAAAAACTGTAGTATTTGCAACGGATACTATCGTATCATTTTCTCCAAAGTTTGCTGTTAAAGCAACTTTTTCTCTGTCTGGTAAAACATTTTCAATTTGAATTACATTATTTCCACCATGATGTGCATGATTATATTGTTTAATTCTAAAAACATTTCCAGAGAAAAGGTTGTCAGTTAGTGATGAAGTTCCATTAACTGTTGTTCCACTGTTTGTTCTACTTGATTCACTGGTTGGATCAGTATAGTAAACAATTTGGGATGTGTTTGTAAAGTTTTCCCCTTGAACATTAGTCAGATAAATTGTATCTGCCGCACTACGAGTTTGAACTCCAAATTTTGCTCCACTACCAGATCCAACACTACTTGTTGTAATACCTAATACTTCACCAGTTACATATCCATTTCCATTACTTGTTATACTATATGTTCTGATTGTTCCATTAAGAAACTGAACTGTTGCTTGTGCTCCTGTTCCATTTCCACTCAATGAATACAATGACACTCCGGTATAAGTACCATCAGAATATCCTGCGCCAACAGAAACTACCGTTGCAACTCCAATCGGTCCACCAAGATTTTCAATAATACCAGTTATACTTGGACTTGAACCCTGACCAATTTTAACTCCTGGTACAACTGCTGTGTTAAGAGTTCCAGTGATTGGAAGTTTTAACTTTCTTGGTAGACCTTCAATTGGATTATTTGGTAATTTAGAAACATTAGTACCATTAGGTGTAATGTCTGTATTGTAAAAAGTTACTGTTCCAGAAGGAACAAATTGTGCTTTATACAATTTGAAGGTTAAATCTTGATATTGGCTTGCTGTCCAAATAGTTCCATTTTGAGATTTGAATAAAGATCCACCAATATACTGTTTGGTAACAACAACATTTTGAACATCAGGTAAATTTTGTGTTCTAACTGTTTTTTGTCCCATTGTTGCAGTCCACATCTCATAAGCATCTGATGCTGGAGAAAGAATAACAATAGCATATTCACGATTTGCTTCCAAAAATACTGGAGAAGAGAATCTAATTCTTGTTGGAATTGGTTCAAATGGATTCGCATCATTAATATTAATTTGATCTGGATTTAGTGCAATTTGAGTGTAATCTTGGACAAGGAAAGATGTTGGCGTACCAAGTTCAACTGTTCTAAGTTCAACGTAAATCTTGGCAGATGGATCTTTCGTCGCAAAGTATAGGTCAAACGAAGTTAGGAATGCACCTTTACCATCGACAGTGAACGATTGTGCTAATGGATCTCTGTGAGGAGCTTTGACCTGAACAGAAACTTCAGTTGGTTTTGCAGCAGGTTGGGGTGGATTTCTGACAGAAACTCTACTTGTCTCCTGAGTCAGGATAGTTCCAGATCCACTGTATGTACCAACAGCTTCACTTGCAAATACAGTTGATCCAGGTAGCGGAGTAACGCCGGGAGGAACAGCGGTAACTTTGACTGTCTTTGTTCCACTAGTAACTTTGACTGGTGGTGGTGGATTTGAGTTTGGATCTCTGAAGAAGAAGTTAGCAACAATATCTCCCCAGTTATCAGATACCAACTCTGCCCTGGATATTTTTGCAACTGCACCACTTGTTTCGCCAACAACAGTAGCATCTTTTATAACATAACCATAATACTTTTCTTCGGTTGCTAAAGCTCTTACTCCAAAATTAATCAATTTTGAAGTTGCCGAATATGAAGTTCCAGGAGCTGGTCTAGTACGATCATATGGGTCGACACTATACTCTTCAACAAGAACAGCGGGAGATCCTAGTCCAGCACCAATATCTGGTCTAGAAGTATCTCCAAACTTATGATTTGGTCTTTGTATTCTTACGTAAGCAATTTGTTGTCCACCATGATAAACACGAGCATCTTCAAATACTTGGAAAGTACCGGATTGCATGTCAATTTCACACAATTTAGGAACAATATCAACTTGTTGACTATCCAGATAATGATAATGCTTAGTGAAAGGTCTCAATCCATTTGCATTAAAGTATACGTTTCTAGAACGCATAAATGGATCAACTGTTCCACTTATTTTAACATCTTCAACATAATTAAATTCTCTAGCAGGACCAGTTAATTTAGGAGTATATTGCGTAGTTGTTGTGGTAGTTGTAGTAGTTAATGTTCTTACACCCTTTTCACTTCTATTACCACCTTTCTTGTAAGTCTCTTGCTCTGTCGATACATTTACATTTGTATTAACATTTGCTTCTTGTACCCATTCAGCACCAGTAGACTCTGTTCTATTGTCATCAATATAAATTGTTCTGACCCAGTTATCTGATGCTGGGTCTAGTTGCATACCACCAACAAAAACAATAACATTAAATGGATTTACATTTTCAACATTGGTTGCATGTGGTTGCTCTATCCAATCAACCTCATCATACTTTAATGTAATTAAATCTCCGGTTTTTTGTACGTTGGGATCTAATAATTTTAGGTTTTGTGAAATATCAGTTTTTGTTCTATCAATTCCAGGATCAAGTGCCAACTCTGCCGGCATTGACCAGAAATCAACAGGAGCAATACCAGTAGGATCTGCTTTACTGATATCAATTGTTGTATATCTCTTGTCTGCAAGTGATTTGTCTCTAAAACTGGTAACAATAAAACCAGATTTAAATCTATTCAAACCATTTGCATCAGTAACCTCTAAGGTCTGTGCCTTTAACTCTAACATACTTAGACTGGTTACTTCTTCCAGATTTTCAATTCTCTGCTCTAACTTAGCAATATCCCTCATTGTAAATCTTCTGTTATCTCTCAACAGAATTTGAGGATCATCTGCTAAGATTGGTGCCTTAGGATTATCCGAAGATTCACCCTTAACAACTTCAACCTCACTAAAACGATTTATTGTTATTAAATCAATTCTTGGTAGATAATAACTATATCCAATAAATGAAGTTTCATCTGGTGAAACTACATATCTAAAATTACTTTCATAAGATCTGGAGTTGAATGCAAATGGTGATGATGTTGCACTATCTGGATTAAATTCTTCAACTCTTGGTCTGAAATCTAAAATGTCAGAAACTCTTGTCCCATTTGGTACAGAAGGTAGATCATTTGCATACCTCTCTTCGGTGTAGGAATTTACCGTAAAAATGTCCCCACTATTTCCAGGAGAAACTTTATAGTAATCAAATACTACTAAAAGTTGACGTGATGGGATAGAAGATCCGGATTTTCTCCTTATTCTCGAATAATCACAATACTGATTTTTATGACCCTTATCTAAAATGTAGTTAGTGGTCTTATTAATATAACTTCCAAAAGTAATATCTTGAATAACTGCAATTATAGAGGATTCTTTAAAAGTAACTGCTTCACCAACTTCAAAATTATTTTCATTCAAATATACAAATTCTATGGTTGAAGATCCTTTATTAACAACTTGTGCAACTGCTCTACTATTATCTCCAACGATTTTTTCTCCTGTAATGGCATTCACATCTAATGAAAGTCCAGTAGCAAATGTTAGTTTATCTAAAACTGGTACGGAAGAATTTGTAGACTCGTAGACTGCTCTAATATTTACAACGTCTGGAACATTCAAACAAATCTCTTCATCCTCGACTCTAAGACCATAGTATTTGCTGGTAGTGAGACCACTGGAAGTTGATCCAGATTGTGTTGAAATTCCACTCGTTCTTGTAATTGATACTTGTCTACTTCTTATAAAATCTTTCGATTTATTTGCAACCTGCCTCTTTTTAAGAGTCACATTAACGGTTACATTATTTTGATTACTTCTTAAACCAGTAAAGATCGCAGAAGATCCATCAGGACCGAGAGTAAATTTACTGGAAGTCAAACGATCAGTTGTTCCATCACTATAATGAACAGAATATCTTTCGGCATCAAAAGATTCAAAGAATACACTAGTAATTCCTGCGCTAGTGTCTAGCGCATCAGCAGTAGTTATTGTTAGAGATCCAGTTGCACTAGTGCTCCTTCCTGTAATTTGTTTAGATATAGTGAGTTCAGAAGATGATAAGTCAACTGATGCAATGTTAATCTTTGGTAAATTTGTGTATAATCCTGAGGAAATAATGTTTAAAACTTTGGGTTCCATCAATGAGAACACTGAATCCCCATTGTCTACACTAGATCTACATACCGATGTAATTGCATATCCAACGGCAGCAAGACCGATTGAAGATCCATCAGCAGCAACTGATGTTATTCTATTGAAGTTTGGATCTGTTTGCCCACTTTGATATCTAATAATTGCTTCTGTTTTAATTCCAGTAGTACCTGAAAAAAATCTTCCAGGGACTTTTCCAGTATTTCCACCACTAACAGTTAATTTATCAGTAATAGAAAAGTTTGGTGGTGTTCTTTCATAAAGAACTGTATCAGCAAAGAAATCACTTTGAAGTGAAGTGTTTAATGTTGTAGAATCTTGATATACTGATTTTATGTCTTCAATAGTATATGCAATTAAAGTAGTTACACCAATTTTTAGTTGTGGATCTTCATTTATAATTACCTGCTCACCAGATAAAAATGTTCCAGAAGTTTGAGAAAGACTAAAAGCGGAAGCATTTGGCTTTGCTGCCAAATAACCAGTTGCTCCACTGGAAAGACCTCTAACAAAAGAACCCAGTGGAACTTCTGTTGTTGTGTATGATCTTGAAAGATATAATGTAGTATATGTTTGAATATCAAATAAGTATAGATCCCATTCAGTACTGTCGGTAGAATATGGGGCATCAGAAACACCATACCAATAAACTCTTGCCTCACCGATTTTTTGTCCACCTCCTCCTGGCGTTCCTGGTCCAGCGCCACCACTATCTCTTCTTCTATTATAAAGTTCAATAATATTCGATTGTGTTGTTTGCGTACCACTCACAGAAGCTCCAATATTAATATATGGAACTCCATGAACATTGTTGACTTTTAATAGACTACCCATTGCAAATGGGACAAGAGATCCATCTACTCTCTTAGTCGTTCTTGGTTTTTCTACATCAACAACAGTTGATCCAACTAAATCAATATCAAATCCTTTAACATATGCAGTTCCAGCAGAAACTTTAACACACATTAAGTCATCATTTGGAATATTGCCTTGCTCAGTTCTTTGACCATCATTATAAAGACCACCATTTCCTGTTTCATTATTGAGTGAATTAGCAACTGTAACTCTAAATGGATTTACTGCATAGTTGCCTGATTCATCAAAAGTTCTTTTTGCAAAATAATCTTTGATTATACTATACTCTGACTTATTTTGTAATTTTTTAATTTGTCCTTGATCTACCTTAACTAACTCTACGAAGTTGGTATCATTAAAATCGAGTAATTGCTTCTTCGCTAATTTTACGCTTATTTTTAGTCTGTCAGCACCTGGCGCTGCGTAATTAGTAAATCCCTTTGCATTATCATTAAGATCTGAATCATCATCAGAACTAATAATTTCTTCAAGAATATCAAAACCAACTCTATATGAAGGTTCGTTGTTATATGGATCTAAGACAATTTGTGTATTTGGTACATCAACAAATACACCTCTGATGAAATATACACCCTTTGAAACTCCAACCGCATATCCAGTGCTAGTTGAATTGGATGAAACTAGTGTGATAACACTATCACCACTATTCAAAGTTGTATTGCCGTAGGTAACATTCTCCTCTAGAATGAGAATTTCCCCATTAGAAAATTGTAAAGTTTCTCCATCAGAACCACCATCAAGATACTTTACAAATAAAGTAATATCTTCGACACCTTCTTCTGGTGGTAAAAGATATCCTTTAAGTGATCCAACAATTCCAGAAGACTGACCTCTTACTCTAACTCCTCTACTATTATTGGCAGTTGTTAGTGCATCAAGATAAACTGTAACATCTATTCCAAGATGATCTGGATTAACTTTAATTGTTGTGAAGGCATTATCGCAGGTGATTCCACCTGGAATAACCATAGATCCTTCTTTAAATAGATGACTTCCAAAAGACTCTATTTGATTTTGTAAAATTGATTGAAGACCAGTTAGTTCTCTTGCCTGGATTGGATATCCAGGTTTAAATAACACTCTGTAATAATTATCTTCCTTATCAAAATCGTCATAGTAAGGGCTTACATTTAGGTTAGTCTTCTGTGGCATTGTTTAAAATTCCAGTACAATTTTGATGTCTTCTTTTTGGCGCGAACTTCGACTGATGGAGGGTCGATTATCGAGATAAATTATATCTCCTGATCCTTTATTTATTTCAGGAGATGCCATACCTGAGGTGAAATTAACACCTAAATTAATTAACTTTGCTCCTGTTGGATTTGTAGATATTCCCGAAAATCCAGCATCAATTGATGCTGAAAATCCTGATGATTTTCCAAGAATTTGATTTGCTGAAGATTCGAAAGAATATGGTCTTCCATTTGTAGATATACCAACGTAATCTTGTTGATCAAGTGTTGTTTGATTATAATATAAAGAACGATCTCTAAAATATTTTAAAACCTTAGTTTCACTGTCCCAAGAAGCAACATACCCATAAGCTCTTCCGGTACCGCCAGAAACTATTTGTTCTATTTTTTCTCCAATAGATGGAGTTCCGCTTACTATGGAAAACTTTAAAGAGTATAAACCTGTAAAGGTATTTTCAGTATATACCTGAGTTGATCCTATTGATGTAGGATTTTTTATAATTGCAACTTGTGCAAAACTAGTATCAACTGGGAAATCTTTTGTAGAATCATCAAATCTAGCATAAACTAAAACTTTATCTGTCCCAAGTTCAGTGTAAAGATCATATCCATGCCCTTTTGATGGGGGTATAATTGGAATTAATTTAGCACTATTTCCTATGGAATTTGTATTAATTGATCCGAGATCAACGAGAGCATAACTATAATCTTTTCCGCCAGAAGTAACAACTGTATTTGTTATTTGACCACCCTCAACATCAACCCTTACTCTACCACCACTCCCGTCTCCTATGATTGATAATTCCTGACCTAATCCATTAGAATAATTGGATCCAGATTTTTCAATATAAACAGTTTTAATTTGATTATTATTTGCCGTAGAATCTCCTGATTCTCTAACCGCAACTATTTGAGAATTAGTTGATGTCAACCAATTATTAGGAACCGTAATATATTCGGTCGAATCAAATTTTACAATATCGCTCGGAGAAACCGTAAACAAATATTTCCAAATATATCCATCTCCACTATCTCCCGCTCTGGAAGGTTCTAAATCAGTAAATGTTGGTTCATCTTGGGAGACATTTCCCTTTGGACTAGATCCACTTGAACCATTTTCAATGCAAATATAAACTCTATAATCAGAATTCATTACGTAGTAATTTGCACCATACAATCTCGAAGAGTTTGTTAATGGACTTGGGTTAATTATACTATAATCATCCCTATACATTTCATATCTATTTCCTGCTACCCAATCAATCCTTCTAATTATTCTTCTTATATTTGCTGCAGTTATTCTTTTACCATATAATATAGTATCCAAATAATGTTTGTTATATGAAAAATTATCAATAGGTGCGGGAGGATTTAGATTCCATGAAGTAGATCTTCCAAAACCAACAACCGTTGGGTTGGGAAGACCGACTACAACATAGTATGAATTATCAGTAGACTCAACAGAATCTACAAAATTACTGGCATTCAGAATTCTAAATTGATCAGTAACAATTGCTGACATATTTAAACTTTTTTATGTATTTATATCTCATTATTAAATGTTAGAAAGTTTTCTAATTCCACCAGTATTTCTTAATCCAAAAGATCTCCTTTGGATGGTTGGGAATGTTGATAACCCAGAGTCAACTGTCAAACCAGTAACACCTATTGAAACCGCCTTTGTTCTTGTGGAGAAATTATATAGTCTTCCCCAAGAAATATTTCCAAGTGGTAGTGTAGTGGATCCAGAAGTGTTTATACCAATAATGTTGCTATTACTGTGTATGTTGCATATTATTTCTGCATTTGGACCAAAATTAATTTTTGAGTTGACAATATAAACATTATCTAAGAAACTAGTGCCTATACCAACAATAGATGAGTTTCCACTATTAACTGATGTTAAACCACTACCAACTGTTGTATTATAAACAAATATTGGATATCCAGGTTGTAAATCATTAGCGTCAGATGAATTTGATCTAAAATTAATTTTTAAAGCAAGAGGATGACCACCAGTTCCTGTTGTAGTGCTAATTCCTGTAATTATTCCAGAGAATCCTTGAACATTTGCAATAGATTTAACAAGTTCGGTTGTTGGTTTTGGAATTTCAGATATAACTTGGGGTGGATTTGATTGAGTGTATCCAAATCCTGGATTCGTAATCGTCACAGAAACTACGCTTCCGCCAGAAATACTCGCAACTGCAGATGCTGTTGTTCCAATACCCACACCAATTGATGGTGGAGCAGATATTTTAACTGGAATTGAAGATGCTGAATATCCAATACCAGAACTAGTTATTGTAATATTTGAAATTGTTCCTGCAATTGAAACAGTTGCAGTAAATGCTGCTGAAACTGGATCAGTTCCTTGAACTATTATCCCATCAAAAGATGATATAGTTATTCCATAATTATCCTCCTCATAATTAAAGAACTCTGCATTGTCTACAAAAATACTGGAGTTATCAGATCTAATGTCACCAATAATTTTAGCAGTTGGGTAAATAATTGGTTCAATAGAATCACGTGACTTATAAACAACATCACCTTTAATGTACTTATCATCTTTTTGCTTTATCCATTCTATTGGTCTAAAATCAGTTTCATTAATTCCAGATCCAACATAATTATCAGTTTCAATAATATCGGAACCGACAATATCTACAATTGTTCTTTCTCTAAATTGATCCAGGGTTGTGGAATATCTTGGATTTTTCCGAACAAATACATCATCACCTATTTTGATAGTCTCATTAACATCAATCAAAGTAATGTCAACTCCATTTTGCCCAAGATAGAAGAAAATATCTACCTTATCAGATGCTTTTGGTGGTTCTGAAAATTCAAATGAAGTGCCACCACTAAACTGATAAGCATATCCTGGTTCTTGTATGACGCCATTTATGAAAATAAGAAGAACAGCATCAAGATCTATTGAACTGGAAAGAGGATTATTTGGATCAATTTCAAAACTTAAAAGTTGTCCATTATAATTAAGTGGGAATCTAGTCCTGCTCCCATTTTGCAAAGTTGATATACTATCAATATAATTCATCTCACCAAAAGACCAAGATGAAAAATAATCTTGGAATGTTTCAACAACTTCAAGTTGGAATTCCGAAATTGGTTCTGAAAAATCTTTTGCGGTAACAAGACCAACGGGTTTAAATACATCACCAACACGGAAAGCATATCCTGGTCTTGATATTTGGAAAGATTCTACTAAGAATAGTGTTGATCCAATTCCAACGGTAGATGGGGATGGACCAATTTTAATATTCATTAGTAAGTTTGAACCTGTATCAGTTGTTGCTCCTAGTCCAGCTCTGGAAACACCAATAACTTCAAGATTTTCATAAACTGGTTCTGGAACCTCAATGTATGGTTCAACATATCCAGATCCACCATTGTTAACTATAAATGATAAAGTTCCACCAGCACCAACAACAGCACTAATACTTGCCTCAGTTCCTGTATGATTTGAATCAGTAACTCCAATAGAAATTGAACCTCTATATCCAGATCCTTCAGTTAAATCATACCAGGGGAAGACAGTACCAAATCCAATATATGAATGAGGTAGAGTGCTTGTTCCTACATTTGCAATGAAAGTTCTTGCAGAAATAATCCCAGTAATATCATAAGAATAATTTAATCCTGAGGATGGGAAGTATGAAACTATACCAGCACCAGATGGGCAAGTAAATCCTAAACCAACTAGTTTGATTCTATCACCGCCAACAAAATTATGATCTGTTGTTGTAGTAATTTCAACAATACCAGTTTGATTATTATATGATGCTGTACTAATTGACTGTCCTGGACCTGTGTGTGAAATGCCAGTGATACTGGTAATTGATCCAGAACCATTAAGATTGGCTCTAACTTTTGCCCCTAAAAGTGGAGCATATCCTAGACCTGGTGTGGATCCAAGAGAAACAATTAGACCACCACGTGGTAATTGATTTTGGTTGATATCAAAATCAGATTTAATGTATGTTCCATCAGTTGAAGTAATTCCAGTAAATACCACACTTGAAATACCGGCAACATTGTCATTTGCAAACTCATAATTATTGCCTGCATTATTAAGAGTTGTTGGTGTTTGGAATACTCCGTTGATAAACAAGATTCCATTTCCAATTGTAACTCCTGTGGTATTAATACCTTCAACTCTCATTGTATATGTTTTACCAATTCCTGTAAATTGATCAGATATATCATCAAACACCATATTTGTATCATAATTTGATCTCAAGAAAGTTCTACCAGCATATTGTGCTCTAACATATGGTAGATTACTTTCATCTCTTCTAGATCTTGTGTTTCCTTTTGGTGGATCAACAAACCAGATCTCTGATCCAATAATATTGAATGAACCTCTATAAACTTGTACATTTGAACCATCGGTATGAGTGGTTGCCGCACTCCCAACAGATGCTCTAACAACAGAAATTGTTGGGAAAGTTGCTGCTGTACCAGACTGTATAATACCATTTATTGGTCCAAGAAGAGATCCACCAACATTGGTACTAAATCCAACTTCAACAACTTTCATATATTCATTATCAATCTTTATCAAATCTCTTGGTTGAATAGATGATATTCCACTAAGATTGAATGTTGCAATTCCTGCAGAGATAGAACCACTATTGTATTGTAGTGTATGTGAAATTGGAGTATAAGTTATTGGTTGTTGTACAATACCATCAAGAGAGATAACACTCTTACTGAGTTTTTTAGTCATTTCAAACTCATGAGCATTACCCAGACCACTATCAGTAAAAGTAACTGCAATCCCTAGATTTGCGTAAGACCTTTGAGTTGCTAACTTGAAAGTATTTGGTGTAAGTGCAATAGGATATACTCTTTCTGGCAATCTATTAGTAACAATACCAAGATAGTTTGCAGTTGATCCAATACCCATTGCACTTTGACCAACACCAATAAAAGTAGATTTGGGTGTATAAATTAATTCTTCCCCAGTATTGAAAAGATGATCTGTTATGGTAAATACACCTGTTTCAAAATCAACAGTGCTGACATTGGAAGGATCAAATACTTTTTTATAAATTGGTCTTCCATCAAAAGTTAAATTGAAGTTAACTTTATTTGCCCTTGTTCCATTGATACTATCATATGCCGATAGGAAAACATTTTGAGCGCCATTTCCATAAATCAAAGGTCTAGGAAGATTATCAAAATCACTAAGGGTATAAAATACCTCATTAAATGCCTGAACCGTTGTATTTTCATCCAATAGATCTGGATAAAAATTAAGATAGAATTGGTTAGCACTAACTTCACTACCAAATGTTCCTAAACCAGATACATTGTTTATGGTAGAAAAAGGACCTGGAACTACAACAACATCATCACTTCCTCTTAAAATAGAAACTTGATGTATTGCAGAACTATTTCCACATGAAACTCTTACAATTGATGATGAAGATGTAATGATATTGGAATCAAATGTTCCCACACGAATTGCAGTTTTACCATAACCAACTGTAGATTCTAGTTTTACACTTCTTTCTGATCCAGCTGGTTGACCTGTAACTAAAAATCTATAAGTTCCTATTCCAGAAGATGTTGCTGCAAATCCAACTATGTTTGCTCTAACATCAATAGCATTTTTTTGATCATTATTAACCCTAAATGATACGATTCCAGATACTGAATCATATATTGCAGTTACAAGTCCAATAGATGAAGAACTATAACTTTGAGATGTTGTATCAAAATAATATTCACTCATTTGAGTGTTGGACCCATCAAAATCTAATGCAACTTCAATATAATTTACCTCTTTGGTGAGAGAATTAGAAATTTCAAGATTTGCAAATAAACCATTAAAGTTAGTATTAGAAAATTGTGCAATTGTCCTTACACTTGTTGCTGTTCCTACACTAGAAATTCCTATTAAATTATTTCCAATTAGATTAACTGATCCGATACTTTGAGTTCCTATTCCAGTAGATATAGTTTCAAAAGTTTTCTTTAATACTTTTATATCATGATCTCGAGTAAATCTGTTAGTTGGTGTAAATATTAAAGTTTTCCTACCAGAAGAATCTACATTTGCACTAAAATTCCCAAGTAGTTCTTTTGTATAGGAAGTATATTTTTCAAATAATGTAGAATCTAGAGTTGTTGTTTGTACAACTAATTCTGTTAATTGGGAATCAAATATATCAGGATCTACAACTTGAATTGTATATCTTACATGAGTATCTGCTGTACTAATTTCTTCTATTTCTACAAAAGGATCTTCAAATCCTCTACTCGAAAATCTAGAACTAATATCATCATGTATAATAACTCTATTTGTTCTACACTCTGTATAATCTGTTAATTTTCTATTTTGAATTTTCAAATATTTTGATTGATCTGGATTAGTTCTTGTATCATAATCAATAACGTTGTCAAAATTATTGATGACATCAACTCGTTTTTCTTCAACAATATCTAAAACGGCAAGACTTGTTGTTGTTCCAGACAATCCGGCAGAACTTCTAGTTGAGGATAATATACCCACATCTGCAAAATTCTTCAACCCCGAAGGGTGTAAAACACTATTAACAGAGCTTGAGAATTGATCCCATGTTATTGGACTCTTAATAGAATATGAAAGATTTTGATAGTAATCATTATCTGGCAATACTTGATAATCCTCACTCACTTTTCCAATATCATTTCTCCATCCAATATTTTGTCTAGAAGAATAATCTATTTTAAATCTAGATTTACTATCATTGACAGATACTACATCTGCTAATATCCCACTAACTTTACCTTTAATTTTATCCCCTTTCTTTAAATAGTATCTACCTTTTACTTTAATGAATTCATTTCTAATTGAGTATACATAAACATCCTGTTCAGAAAATCCAGATCCACTATCAACAAAAAGTTGTTCATTTAAAGAAAATTCTCCTCTTTTTTTAATAACATTTAGTATCGGATAATTGTTCTTGTTAATTATAGAAGCATATCCAGACTGGAAAGTTTTTGCTATACCAGGATTTGTTGATAATCCAACCCCAAATTCGTCTACTACTGAAAAAGTTAGTATTGCTGGGTTGGTATTAATATAAGAATCAACCTTAAAGAAACGATAATCATAATCTTCTGAATTGTATCCAGTTCCAGTATTGTCAATTAATTCAATTCCCTCAACAAATATTTCATCACCTGCTTTGAATAATGGTGAAGTGAATCCTAAAATTGGAGTAGATATAGTGCAAGTTGCTACTCCAGAATTACTCGTAACTATTGAACTAATTCCAACACCATTTGAGTTATTAATAGCGATTAATTTGTGAGGATCTGATTTTAAACCATATATTGGTGAAATTTGTCTTATCTCAGAAATCGCACCGCTAGGAGTAATCGCAACTAAAGATGTATCATCAACAATCGTTTTTGTAGTATCATTCCAAAGAATCAAATCTGGTGAGTTTAAGTATCTGTTGCCACCAAAAACAATGTCAATCTCACCAATTGTATCCAAATTATCGAGATTTACAATCGGAGGAATAAAAGATTCTGGATTTAAAGTTTTATCAGATGGATATTCATATCCAATATCTTTAAATCTAATATTTCTAATTCTTCCAACAGATGTTGAAACTGCAACTAAGTTTGCATCAGATCCATTAGTGCTTGTAATATTTTCAAATGTAGGAAGTTTTTTGAAATTAAATCCTTCCGAAATAATTTTAACCTTACCAACAGAACCATTTATTGCAGTAGATGATCTCGTAGAATACTCCATCTTTTCAGTTAAGTTTTCATCATAAATCAATACATTTGGAACTTGATTAGGAGATACTTTAAAAGTATTGGTGGATATACCAAATACACTATAAGATCCATTTAATTCACTGTTAATGTAATTAATTTCAGAATAATCTCTAACTTCAGTATCTGAGGTACTAATATATCCACCCTTTTCCAGTGCATAGTATAATTTTGATGGTAAACTATTAGAATATTTGATTGAAAGTGATGCAGTTCCAAATCCAACGGTTCCAATTCCAGTAACATTAAAGTCTGTATTGTCTGCTGTTGATACAAACTCTGATTCAAACTCTTTGTCCCAAAATACTTTAAACTTATATCCTCTCAATGAAGAGTCTGATAGATTAAACTTCAATGTAGAATTTTTAACAACATCTATTTTTGGATTAATTAGCGCAATATTATGAATAGATGCTCCAGTTCCCACAATATTAATTGATTTTTCAAATCCTGGAATAGTTTCATATAAAGTCTCTGATAATCTAAACGTATTATTACTATCTTTGATGATAAAGTAAGATCCTGTTGATAGACCAGAAGCTACTTCACTGCTACTATAAAATACTTTATCGCCATTATTGTAACCATGATTTACAATAGTAATTGTATTATCGACTATATTAATCTGTGAGGAATTAATTCCAATATTATTAATCAAAAGTTTCTTTTGATTTTCATCAAATTTAACACTTAAAGCGGATGTTGTTCCCAGTCCAACTACACTATTTGGAACAACTGTTAGTTTAATAATGTCTCCACTAGATAATCCATGAGACTGTGCAACACTGACAGTTGAAACTACTCTATCAATTTGTCCTGTTACTTTTTTATGATCTGATTTTAATAAGTACTCAGAATTATTTGATCCATCGCTGTAGAAAAATAATCCTTCACTATTAGTTGTTAGTCCAACCTGAGTGACTAATCCAACATAATCTCTTCCTTTATTGATAACATATACAGTTGAAGAAAGTAAAAATGTGTCAGGAATTTGGAAGGTATTTAAATTTGAGTCATTGTTGGCAACAATGAGAGAATCAACACCAGCAAGATCTGATTTTGTAAATTCAAGTTTCTGACCTGTTTTAAATGGGTGATTTGGTAAGTAAATACTTCTATGTGGAATAGAAATTGTTTGGGATATACCACCAACCGTGAAAGTTTTGGAGGTAGCTCCACCAGTAGTCGTTCCAATACCAACAGAATCCTTAGCATTAAAATAAACTAAATCATCTCTTTTTGATTCAAATAAAACACTCTTTACTGGAAGTTTAACTCTATCGCTAAGAACGTTTAAAGAACTACTGTAGGTATGTGCTACACCAGTATTTCCAAATCTTTTTACTCTTAATATACCATTTTTGTAATCATTTAAAACTCTTACAGTTTCACTACCAAGATTTGATTTAATGAAGATACTGTTGCCGATAGAAATGTTATTTGGTCTTGAAGTAACAAATAAATCTTCAATTATTCCACCTGGAGATGAATAACTATTCATCGTTTTGGCAAGACCAACAACTTCTGTTGTAAAACCAATTGTTTTTGGTCCTGAAATATTTGCAATTGCAGTTGAAATACTACCAACTAAAACAGTATCATTATTTCTTAAATCAAATCCAGGGGTATAGTATGCTGATATATTATTATCATCATCCCAAACAAATACGCATGGGGAATAACTTTCAAAACTTGTCTGAACCTTGGTTATATTTTTACCTACAATTTCGGAAACTTCTGCTCTCAGTCCGATACCATTAGTTCCATCCTGATTAAAGTTTACACGATCACCAATTTTATAACCACTACCACCATCAATAACCTCAATTTGATCAATAGAACCCTTATTTACAGATTCTACAACAACCACTTGATTAGAATCTTCATAAGGTTCTACTAAGAAGTCATAATCTGCATATCTATCATTAATTTTATATGGATAAGTATTTCTAATAAGATTTGAATTATTAAAATCAAAAGATTGATCAAGATAAGAGTTTTCTAAATTAAAATTAGATTTGAATATATTTCCAATAAAATATGGATACTGTGGTTCTAATGTATTTGATAAAGTACTTGTAGTTACGCCACAGAAATAAGCATAAACGCCATTTGGAAAATCTGGAGTTTTGCAGAATCTTCCATTATGATAATCAAGATCTCCACTAGCATTGTAAACAAAATCCTCTATAAAAAATCCAGATGCAAATGTAGATGGTCTATCAAAAATATTTGTAGGATTTAACTGGTAACTTGAATTTATTATTCTTACACCAGATTGAACGTTATCTGGATTTGAATATCCAAAAGGACCATAAATTGGATTTCCATCATATGCCCATCCAATAATTGGTGAATGTGACGATCCATTATCTGAATAGTATGCTGCTAGATCCTCAGAATATCCGTAAATTCCATAAGAAAGATAGTTATCATTTTCATTTTTTCTAAGACTAGAAAATATTTTTGGATTTCTTATTCTTGCATAGTTTGCATATCTTTCAGCATCATTTACAGTCAAACTCCTGACTCTAATATCAAATAATGCACCCGATCCTCTTGGTTTTACTTTAATATATGAATTTTCTTTATCATACCCTATTCCACCATTCAATACAACAACGTCTACAATTTGACCATTGTTAATTACTGGTTTAATAATTGCTCCACTACCATTACCAATAACAGAAATCTCTGGAAGAGAGTAATATTCAGATCCACCACTTAATACTTGAACCTCTATTACTCTTCCGTTTGAAATTATTGGATTAAGTTGGGCATCTTTACCATTTTTAAGATTAACTAGTGGTTTTTTATGTAGATTTAATGTTTCCGAACCATAACCACTTCCTTTTTCATACAAATAAGATCCATCAATACTTCCGGTGACAACAGGAGTAAAGTTAAAATTGCCAGTAAAAGTAGATCCGTATGAAACACTAATGTTAACTTGAATAGGTGGATATTCAAAAATATGTTGCCCACTTCCGATTGAATTTATTGAAACATACTTGTTTCTAATTAAATTTTCAGTAAATGTCGCACCAATCCCAACATCAATTAACTTAAATTTACTAGAATCGAGAGTATAAACTGAATAACTATTTTGAGTACTTAATCCAACAATTGCAGTTCCAGTGGTAGAATAATTAACAAGGTCTCCTGTTGAAAGACCGTGGTTAACGTATGAAATTGTACCATATTCTGTTGAAATTCCAGATGATGGAACTCTTAACTTTCTATACTGGTATCCAGAACCACCATTTAATACTTTAATACTTCTTAAAGTATTTTTGGAAACAGTTCTAAACTTGTGTATTCCACTGAAAGTTGTTGAAGTTGAAAAACCAATGGTATTAATACCAGCATTATAATCACCTTGAGTGTTGAATAGTTTGATAGATCTTGTATTAACAAACTTAGCAATGTATTGATCACCACTAACTAGTGTTCCGGTGGGAGTATTACTAACATCCGCGTAGTCACCGATTAATATTGGGTTATTACCATTTTGATTGTAGATAATTGGCTCACCATCATAAAAATTATGTTCAGTTAAAAATGTAATAGTTTCATTAGTAAGATCAACACCACCACCAATAGTTAAAGATCTGCTGTCAAACTCAACTTCACGGAATCTTTCACCTAATACAGGTTCCAGAAGACATCCAGATCCATTTGCACCAGTCAAAGATAATGAAAGAACTCTTTCAACATCAAAATCTTGTGGATCGACATAAACTTCTTTTACGGTTCCTGTAATGATTGGTTCTACAAGAGCAGTGACACCAGCACCAGTAGAAATTACAATTTTTGGAGGATTTACTACATCATAGTCTTTTCCACCATTGATAACTTCAAAATTTTCAATAGGACCATAATATACTTTATCAAAAGATTCTGGATTACTAATTTCGACACCATCGATCAGCATTCCAATAGACTCTCCAACAGTATCAATAGACCTTCTTGAAATTGTTGCAGATTTTATTGTATTTGTGGATAATGGTGGAAACTTTCTGAGTACTTTATTTGTGGAAATAGTTCTATCACTATGTTTTTTCAGAGTAAATGTGTGGGATCCAGAAGTATTTCTTTCAGAAAAAACTACATACTCACTTCCACTCAGTAAAGATTTTGATGCATATAGTCTAATCTCATTAGTTGCAACAAGTTTGACATAATACTCAAATCCGGAAACCAACCCAGATAATGGTTGATTTTGTGCGGTATATACTACAATGTCACCATCAATAAATTTAACATTATTAGGAAATTTTATAATTGAATATGCTTGAAGAACTGGATTATAATCTCCCAAATACGTTGAAGATCCATTTGGTATTGAAGATTCAACCAGATCATCATTAATTTGATACGATGGTAAAGAATTAGATGCTACGTAACCATCACCATCATCATTGTGATAAACATTTAGCACATCAGAAATATAAACATTATTTCCATCTAATAAGTTTACATTCAGACTTTCTGCTTTTTTTAGTTTTCTTCTTATATCATATGATTGTGTTGGAATTGCTGTAAATCCAGATAAGTTATTAAGAACAATTTGTTTTAATGATTGGTTAATTTGACTAACGATAGCATCCGAGGAAACTATGGTATTACTTTGCGATACTAATACATCTACAGTATCACCAACTTTTAAGCTGGATTTATCAATTTCACTGAATAAAGTAAAAGTTGATCCAGATATTGCAGAAACTTGATATCTAGTGCTTGTATTGTATATCCAACTATTTGCAAATACTTGTTTACTTGTTCTTTCTTCCGAAGGATTTTCAATAACTTCTCCAAGATTTCTAACTGTTATTTCTTCACCTTCATCGATGAGTGAAATATCAGTCAGTTCTTCAAATTCGGAAATTACTCCTGTTATGCGTAAATCGACTCTATTGCCAGTATTTCCATTCTCATATCCATAAATTGTTTCATCAGATCTCACATCACTACCAAGAGATATGAATGTGGTGACTCCTTCACAACCAAAGAATTGATTGACAGATTTTGAAGTATATGTAACTGTATTTTCGCCAATAATTAATGTTCCTGATTGCCCAAATCCAATAGTAGAATCGACAGAAATTATAGAATCTCCTACAGAAACATCTTCAAGAACTTTTGTTTTTCCTGGAATGGTAAAAGTCCCTTCAATCAAATCTCTTTCATTGTATCCAATAAACAATTCTAACTTATAGTAAGTTTCATTTTCTCTTGTAAAAATTTCAACATTAGAAACAGATGCATTGGTATTAATATCCGTTGACTTGAATATAGTTTGCCCTTCAAGCGCAAGAGGATTTCCTGAAATATTTTTTGCTACAACAACTTCTCTGCGAATATAAACGGCAGACGATGGTTTAACTAATCTATTTTCAAGATCAATTACAGAAGCTTCTACACCATACAAAACTTTAAAAAGAATCTTAACAGATTCTTCAATACCCTTTGATTGGTAAAAATTTCTAGCGTGCTTAATGAAATTTCCTACATTAAGATCGGAAACAAACTGATTATTTTCTAAACCTGGTGTAAATGTATATTTTAGTTTTTTATAAAATTCTTGTAAGAAAAGAACACTTAGGTTTGTAACTGCTGTTTCTGAGGTGTGACTTACTTGGGAAGATTGTGAAAATACTAGAGACTGTTTATTTACATTATCAGCAAAATTGGACGGAGAAATATTGTCGTATCCAGTAATTCCACTAAATCCACGCACACAACCAGTAAAAGTATTTGTTGTTATTCCCGTGTAAGTAATAATTTCATCATCAATTTTTAATAAACCATACTCAGAGGGGAATCCCTTTGTGGATGCAACTTGTATGGTAGTATCTGATGCTGAAATATTACCAGAAAGTGTGGTTGAACCAATAACAACTTCTGGGACAAGATTATCTAACTTAAGATATTGATCTAAATTTTCAACAATATCAATATTTCCACCCTGAAATTCTTGTGAAATATAGTATTGTTTAAAAAAATCAGTTGCTTTTGGAAAATCAGAAACTATAAATTCAGGGAGTTGACTTTCAATAATCTTATTGATCTGTACTCTCTTCTCAAAATCTGACATATTTTACTTCCTCTCGATTTCTCCGTTAGAATAGCTTGAAGTGTAGTAGTCTCTTGTAAAAGTAACTCCCGAAATATCTTCTCCAGAAGCAATCACATCTCTAACCATATTTATCCGACTCTCAGGAACATTAAAACTCAAATATAAATCTTTTAATCCAACAACATCATTAGAATCAGGAAAAGCTTGAACTTCAATAATATCATTACCTACAACTGTTGATGTAATATTAATAGTATTAACTAAAATCTCACCATTAGTGTAATCTACCGTTCCAATAGATTTTAAAACGACAAGATTTTGTCCCTTTTCAGTTTGTCTAATTACACTCAAAAGACCTTTACCGCTACCATCAAGATTTCCATTTGCATCTTTATTTGGAACATCAGTAAAATAGACAACATCATTAGATCCTTGTACTGTGAATCCAGTGCTCTTAATATTATAACCCTGTGGATTAATATGGAAACGATTGCCAAAGCATAATTCATATTGAGCAAATTGATTTATCAAAGCTTTCATATCTCTTCTAATTTTAACCTTTGTAATATTAGAAGTAATTGCAGAATCAACTCTATCGATTAATTGTACAATTTTACTATATTTAAATCTACCACCAAATTTATTCATATCAACACTCTTGGAGTATTCAGTTAAATTTGCAATGATAGATGTCTTCAAATCATCAACATTGGAAACTTGATTCAGATTATAATAAACGGAAGAATCTATCTCAACATAAAGAACTTTAAGATCAACTATTTTTTGATTAATACCTGCAATAGAGTATTGCTTCAATCTTGATAAGATATTTTGCTTATCAAAATCCGAAACATAAGTTCCATTTTTTGGTTTAATACTAATTTGAACGGTTCCAAATTGTGGAGGAACTAATTCTTCTCCACCAACAACAGAAACTGATTCTGTATTTGGGTAGATTGATTGGATTATTGCTTCATAATCACGAGAAGTTACTGCTCTATATTGTGCAGAATACAAACGAGGTGCAAAATATTTGATTGAAGATAGTGGTTCTATTTCTCCACCATTAACCGATTTTTCAATCGTATTGATCGTAATCGTTCCAGATGGAATTACTCTAATGTTAGATGCATCTACAAAATTTCCTTGAAAATCAAAATTTGCTGCGCCATTTCCTCTTTCACCATCAGTTACGATATACTTTGCCGTCACAACCGCATTATTTTCTAACTCTTTTCCAAAATATCCGTCACCAAATAATAATTCATACCTCTCATCCTGAACTTCTTGAATAAGATAGATTTCAGAATTCTTATTCAATCTTAAAATATTATCAACTTTAAAATATTCTCTTCCAAGACCACTATCATTAATACCCTTCACATAAACAACAAGACGAGAAGTATCAATATTTGGGTTATCTAGAATAAATCTCTGGTCCTGTGATTTATCAACGACCCATTGTTTTGTGAGTAAACTTCCCTGATACACATATACTGGGGAAGATGAAGAACCAAATCTTGCTATGCCGTTATTAACAGTGGTTGTAATATCTTCCGAAATTGAAAATCTATATGATGTATTATCAAACGATCCTACACACACCAGACCCGCTTGTAGAGTGAGAAAAGGACTTGTGGTGTTAGTAGGAACCTCAAAGGTAATAGATGCCTTAGAGGCGGTTTTAGAGCGTGGTACGTAACCAATATTTCTTGCAAGAGAAACAACATTTTCTCTTAAAATTGCTGAATCTAAAAAGGATTCATTCACAACCATATTAGAGTTAAATGCTGTAATATAGGTGTTATATGCTAATGTATCGATTAAGACAGAAAAGTTAGACCCTTCAAAGTCAAAGTCCGTGAAATTTGAATTTGCACGTAAATAATCTTTGATCTGAGTCTTAATTTGATCGAAATCTAGATTTGTAAATTGAGTAAAAGGCATTTTATCTTGTTGCCTCTAGTAAGAATGAAAATTGTTGTGTTGGAAATTCCTGTCCAATAATATCAAAAATAACATTCACTTCAAAGGAATTATCATCTGGTCTTGGATCGACTTCAACCTGCACATTATTAACCCTATCTTCAAAGTTATTGATTGTGGTTTTAATTTGATCTTCAATCACAGATGCGGAACCATAATCAACAAATTCAAATAAACTTCTACGGATATCAGATCCCAACAGTGGATTAAAAAATCTTTCTGTTGGGATGGTTTCAACTAAATTGCGAACAGACCTAGTGATTGCCCTCTCATTGACCAAAACAGGCAGGTCCTTTGTTACCGGATGTGGTTCAAAAGAGAAACTAATATCCTTAAATGCTCTGGATATTCGTGTGACTGCCATTGAAATGTAGATTTTCTTCCATTATTTATTCGTTATTTCCAAGGAATTCCATATGTTGGTTCTGTTCCATACTCCCAATCATCATAATCTTCATCATTACGAATCTTTTCATGCAGTTCTTCTTGTTTTTTTAAATCATGCCTTGGTGCATCATCGTGCATGACCTCTTGAATCACTCTTTTTTGCTCAAAACTACTATAATCACTGGCAAGTTTTGTGGTTCCCCACATCTGATACATGTAGTTTGAGTCTCTATCGACTGGTAAATTAGACATTTTTAGCTCCTGTTTTAATGAATAAAACAGAACTTTTATAAAGGAGGTTGCTATCTCCTTATGTCTATTTAACGATCGACTTCTCGTAGAGAATATGAGTCGGAATTTAAGTATTTTAGGATTTCTAGCGCAATTAGTCGTGGATTTCCTTCTCCACATGTGTATACATCAACTGCCAAACACCCATTTTCAGGCCAAGTATGGCAAGAAACGTGACTTTCTGCGAGTGCAATCACAACCGTACACCCCTGTGGTATAAAACAGTGTGAAAATGTATTCAAAATCGTCATTTTGGCACGATTTATGCCCGCGATCATTGCATTTTGAAGCGATTCTACATCATTAATCGCTTCAAAATCAACATCATACACCTCTAAGAGCAGGTGTTTGCCCATCGAATATTGTTTCAACTCAACTTCGGTGAAAAATTTATTTAGTTTTCATTTAAATTAGTAATTTCGTACATATAATGCTCTGACGTCTCTATTTTTCTCTTATTTTCGACTGAATATATTGTCATGTCAATCTCATAACCAGGATTTTTATCAATTCGATTAAAAGTCCAGGCATTATCATACCAAATAATTCGATTATTTGGATAGGCATAATAATTTCCAGTTTCAACCTTGAATAAATGAGCACATTTATGTTCAGGAGTTTCTGAAAAGTTAAGATCTGGAATGCCTTTGTTCTCCCATGACCAATCAAGAGTAAACATATAAGACCCAAGAACCTTTTTTCCGTCTGGGCGGATTAGATCTGCCTGTAATCCAGCAAGACGAGCACGTTTTTGTACATCGATGTATGGTGAAAAGCAGTCCCAGTACATAATATCTGCAAGAGGTT